CCTTCCTGCTCAGCTTCTCCGCCTTCTTCGGTGTCATCCTGCTGATCTTCGGTTTCGGCAGATTCTTCCTGCTCTGCGTTATCGGTGTCGGTCTGGTAGCCGTCATCCCCAAACAGGGCGCTCTCAAATTCGTCAAAACCAAAATCGTTGTTTTCGTTCTCGTTCATGGGGTATGCTCCTTTCAAAGTTCGGCTCTGGTAGGCCGTATATAACCGCTCTGGTAGGCGGTGATTTATGAATTAAGCCAGAATGTAGCTTCTGGTAACGCCGGTTCCGCACATTTCGTGGAAGTAGTCAACTTCGGTGTCCTCGTCGTCGTACTCTTCCTGGACAACCTCTTTCTCAGCGGAAAGAACAAATGTCTGTGCAAAATAACGCAGTGCGTCAGGCCCGTGGGTGATCTCATGGGGGATCTTTGCCACGTCGTTGGGGTTTGTCTTGTCGTGCTGAATAACCTTTAGGCTGTCAATCAGCTGCTTACAGGTTTCAAAAACCACCAGCCCCGGCCGGCCGTCCTTGCGAATCTTCAGCAGTTCTTTCAGCGCATACCAGCCCTGCATACGGTTGTTGTCTGCACGCAGCAGCGGCACGCCGTTTTCGGTAAATGTGTAAGCCTGGCTCTTGCCAGTCTCTCGGTTTCTGGCCCACAAGTCTGGCGGGGCGATGGTGTATCCGATGCGCTCGTCCGGCATGGTCGAATCAAGCTGAGACTGGGCAGCATCAGAAACGTACTGGTTGGGCTTTGAGAACTCCCGGTAAACGTAGCAGCGCCCGTTTTCGTCCACGGCAATCCAAAGACAGAAGTGCATGTCCAAGCCGTAGTCCATTGCCCTGTATCGCTTCCAGTGAGAAGGGATTGCAAATGGTTTACAGGTGTGCAGACTGTCCGTAAATTCTCCAAAGTAAGAACCGGACAGAGCGTTCCAGTCGCCAAACCGGTGAGCCTTCCGGATGTCCTCCGGCAGCAAGTCCAGCTGATCTTTGTAGTCCTGGTTGATGTTTACGTTGTCATCCACCGTTGCCGGGATGAAAACGTACTCGTCCGGGTTCTCCGTTCCTCGGAAATCCCGGTCTACAAAAAGCCGCTTTACCCAGAAATGGCCAACGCCGCCGGGGTTACAGCTCAGGTAAATCCGCTTGGGGAATCCGTTCTCACCACGGACGATTGCGGCCAAACCACGGAATTCCGCTTCCAAGAACTGGGTTGCCTCGTCGATAAACAAAATGTCCCAGCTGTTGCCCTGGAATTTACCTTCGACGGCCGCCGAATAGTCCGGCATGTTGGAGAACTTGATGACGCTGCCGTTGATGAACGTGAGCAGGTGATCCGTCTTGCTGTAGCCATAGCACCCAGCCACAAGAAGCTTCAGCATGGGCTGAATAATGGGGTTTTTTAGCTGGTCATATTCACGCCGGACAACCAGGATCTGAATGCCCGGGTACTTGAAAGCCAAAAGCACGGCTTTTCGGATGATGGCCCATGACTTACCGCCGCCACGGGCGCCGCCGTAGCAGGTGTACTTCACCCGGGACATGAAGAAGCGCCTTTGCGGGTCGGAGTTGGGAGCGCCTAGCTTAATTACCATCACATTGCTTTTTTCTGTTTTCGCCGCCATTGGCACCCTCCTTCCCGGGAAAATAAAAAGAGCCAAAGCACACACCGTTTTTCGGTGTACGCTCTGGCTCTAAGCTCAGGCTTTCAAGTTTTTCGATTGTGATCTATTGTGATTGCCCGCTTACAGCGGTTGCAGTAAAGCGGGAATCTTCGCAGCTCCGTCTCCGGAAGCACCTTCGTGTTGGTTTTCTTTCCGCACAAGGGGCAGATAAGAAAACCTCTTTCGTTGACTTTCATTCAGACCTCCTTGTGGAGATTTTCGGAAATTACATTGGGATGTACACATAATCAGTCGGACTTTCATTCCACTTGCATTTTCTGCAAATGAAGAAACTAGCAATCCAGTCACGGCCAGGTCCTGAAAACGTGAAGTTTAAATAAACTCCTTTGGGGAAATCCCCGTCACATCGAATGGATTCCTTTGCGGCTTCGAAATCACTTTCCAGAAATATTTGTGCTTCGTCAATCAGTACAACATCAGTGTCTGGTTTCCATCCTTTCTCATGTTCCTGAAAATAAGGACGAACACGAATTACGCTTCCATTGCTGAAAGTAAATTCCCGATGCACCTTGCTGAATTTGTAAATGCTTTCTGGCAAGATTTTTTCCAAGCTGTGGATGATAAAATCATCATATTCCTTGACAATATCCACATGAATTCCAGGATTCTCGCGCGCAAGGGACACAGCCTTATACAGCAGAATCCAGGTTTTTCCGCCGCCACGGGCACCACCAAACGCAGTGTACTTAGCCTGAGATTCCACAACCGCACGTTGCTGATCGGAAATCGGTTTCCCCATAAATTCCTCAATTTTTTCCAGCATATGTTATACCCCCTTAAGAGTTGGCGGAACGAGCAGGACTTGAACCTGCACACCAGAATCCACCGGTGAACTGATTAGCAATCAGCTGCAGTACCTGTTATGCTTACCGTTCCGTATGTGGTCCCCTGAGAGAATCGAACTCCCGTCCCTCTGATTGTGTAATCAGCCCTCTGCCACTGATTTAAGGGGACCGTGCCGGTTTCTTGCTGAATTATCATACAGCGACGAGACTGTCTCAGACACTTCTCTGCGTTGGGCCTGCAACCAAGCAGGCCACGGCTGTAGATTTCAGAAAGCATCGTCATTTTTTGTCAGGGATACCCGGCGTCCTCTGACATAGCAAGTAGCGACCTTGCTCGTGGAGGGATAGACGGGAATCGAACCAGCAACGCTCTGCTTGGAAGGCAGATGATCTACCGTTGATCTACTATCCCATTTCATTGCCAGTAGATTAAATTTTACTACTCAAACCCAGAAGTGAAACCGTACCGTCCTTGTATGCCCCTTCTGTAAAGGCTCGTTTTCGTGCTGTTTACTCCGTGCTGGCAATCACAGAGGAACGCAACGGGAATGTAGACACAGAAGAAGGATAATATTAAATTCATTCTACACACCCTTTCTTTGTTTCATCGCCCTTAAAAGGGCCAAGGGGGCGGGCTGGAATCGAACCAGCGGCCTACGCCCTATCACGGCGCTGCTCTACCGACTGAGCTACCACCCCATGTCCCGGCATTACGCCGGGTTATTCGTCCACAATCTTCCGATTGCTGGCCTTGATGTAGAAGTCCTCATACAGCTCCTGCTTGTCGCCGTTGTAGGTGTACTCAACATACACGCCGTCACCGGAAACCGTAGTGGACAGCAGCGCCTTGTAGTTCTGCAGCGTCTTGCAGGCCCAGACGACATATACGTTGCTCAGGTCAATTTTCTGAGTGTCTCCAGGTGTGCGCAGGCTCATGGGCCTACTGTTGTACTTCTCGACAAGCTTCTGCTTGCACACGCTCTGGAAATGCTCCATGCCGGTGATAATCATTGGTGATTCCTCCTTAATCCACAAAGCGCCAATCTTCGGCCAGCATGTCCGCCTGAGAGGCCAGCCATCCCATCTGCACACCGGAAGTGCCGACAAAGGCAATCGCCTTGTTTCCGATGTCCTTGTGTTCGCAGTTTACCATCTTTCCGGAGTTGGCCTGATAGGAAATGTTCTTTGCCAGTTCGATGTACTGGCCCTTACCGTTCCAGCCCTTGCGTTGCATCTTGAAGCCCCGCTTAACATACTTGATAGCATCCCCGAAGGAGAAGGTATTCTCTCCACCCAGGATCGGGCAGTTGTTGCTGTCTGCAACCTGCCAGTCATCCGACAGGATGTTCTCGATGGTGTAGTCAACACGCTGGGTCTCACGGATGTCCAGCAGATCTTTACCTGTGTCGGAATCTTCTTCTCGGCACTGCATCATTATTGTTTTCTTTTTGGGGTCCCAGAACCAGTACCCGCCCCAGGACGGCCGCTTGATCTTGCATCCTTCCATCATGAGCTTAAACGCTGCTCCAAAGTCCATTAGTTTTTCCTCCTCAGTTTTATCATTTTGGCAAAATGCTTTTGCCGGTCCGCATTGGTATATATACCCATCTCCTCTTGCCACCCAGATGTTTACGTTCTTGCTGATGGCCAAGGAGAACATAGTATCCGCCAACGGATGATGATACATGCTAGATGAAAACACGATAATATCGGCGTTCATGGCATTGTTGACGAAACATACGTCGTTTTCGTTGCGGCCTTCCACATGAGCCATCACGCCACGCCGCAGAACTTCCATGTCCTCATCCCGGTTAAACGCTGCGATAAAGAATCGAACCACGGTTTATCATCCTCCAAACGTTTTCATGGTGTTTTATTTTTTAAGCCAGGCGCTTTCAAAAGAACCCCGGCTTGTTTTCCGCTACCCCCACCCGGGTCATTTTTTCTCCCTCGCCTATATATAGTATTATTTATATATATAATATAATAATATATATACTAGTCTAAAGATTTACTACAATCTTAGATATTTGAATATCTTAGATTATCTCTTATGCGCTCAATGTTTTTCAAAATGCTACGTTCGACTGCTGAGGTGCCTCGTCCGGCATTCTGCAAAAGAGCGCGCGATAGAGATATTTTGGTATTGCTTTGAATTACAGGCCAAAGGTCAAAGGGGAAAGGGTGGATGTGTGATATATATCTATACCTGCGTAACATGACGCGCCCGTTTTTCCGCTACCCCGGGAGGGGGGTCGCTCGATAGATGCCTTGTTGATGGTCGCATGTGCAGCGCAGGCCCGGGGGGATTGATTGACCTGTGCCCAGGCCCTGGTGTTGTTGCTATTGCTTATGCATTGCTTATCAATCAGGTAAAAGCATTGCCACGCAACACATGACGCTTGATAGGGTATCAAGCTACGTTGCCATTTCCTCGGCTTCCTCTGCCGATCCTGCAAACTCTATTCGCAGCACCGCACCATCACCGCCGATCTCTTCCGGGTCTGGCTCCAATGGGTTGACTGTCAAGAGGTGCTTTGCCAGTGCCTGCTGCTTGACCGCTGTCTGGCACATCATCGCCCGGCATTCGGTATAGAACACTTCCAGCATCTGCGCCCTTTCATAGTATGCATTGCGCCCCCTACTGGTATCCTTCCCTCTCTGGTAACATTCCCTTACAATCGCCGGGGAATAACCCAGGAAAGCACAAAAGGCATCCCATGTCACCATACCATGCTGGCCCTTGCCGTACTCTTCCCGGAACTGCTTGATCTTGGCTTCCAGCTGCTTGTCAGAAAGCCGGAACGCCAAACCATTACCGGAATTACTATTGCCAGCCAACGGAAAACACCCCCAAACTCTGAACATTTCTTATAAGTTGTAATATTGCAAACTCTTGGCCTTTTGTCAAGCCCTGGCGGGACATTTTAGGCCATATATAGATAAATAATACCAAGTAAGGTCCTGGGCTGTCCTGCATCGTCCTGGTTGGCTCTTCTGTGGCGTGGCCTGGTGTATCTGGCCTGATTTACCACTCCATAAAATAAGGCCAGAAAAAGGGGAGCAAAAAATATTTGATTTTGGGGCTTGACATATGGGATGCCCCATGATATACTGGCAGCACAACAGGGAGCCGCAAAGGAGGTGGCCACAATGAAAGACCACTATACCAAGTCCCGTTGGGAGCAAGAAAACGTCATCCGTGTGACGGTTAAAGTCAACCGAAATCAAGATCCGGAGCTGTTCGACCTGCTCACAAAATCCACCAGCAAATCCGGCACCATCCGGGAGTTGCTGAGGGAAGCCATCCAGCGCAAGAAGTAAAAAAGACCCGGCAGCCGTTACCAGCGGCCACCGGGTCAGACTGGGGGAAGGTGTTACCAGCACAAGCCCCAACGCTCACCCCGTAAGTTACCACACAAACAAGAGGAGCAACGATATTATACCTCCTCTTGTCCTGAAAATCAAGAGGAGGATTTTTATATGGCATTCGATATTTACGCAGCAGTCACCGACCGCATCATTGCACAGCTTGAGCAGGGTATCATCCCCTGGGAAAAGCCCTGGACCGGCGTACAGTCCGGCGCAATCTCCGGTGCAACTGGCAAGGCCTATTCCCTTCTGAACCAGATGCTTCTGGTCAAGCCCGGCCGGTGGTACACATTCGCCCAGGCTCAGAAGTTGGGCGGCATGGTTCGCAAGGGAGAGAAGTCCAGCATGGTTGTTTTCTGGAAGCAGCATCCCATCACCGAGACCGACCCCAAGACAGGCGAAGAGATTCAGGTATTTGTCCCTGTTCTGCGCTACTTCAACGTGTTTCACGAATCCCAGATTGACGGGCTGCCGGAAGTGGCTGCCGACGCTATTACAGAGCATCAGGAGCCAAGCGAAGCCGCCGAGGCCGTTATCTCCGGCTATGTCGAGCGCTCCGGCATCCGGTTCCAGGCGATGACCGGAAGCGATGAAGCCTATTATTCCCCCATAGCCGACAAGGTTGTTGTTCCTGCCATGGAGCAGTTCCCCGACGTTGCCGAGTATTACAGCACCGCATTCCATGAGCTGACCCACTCCACCGGACACAGCAGCCGCCTTGGCCGCATCAAGGAAACCGCATTCTTTGGCAATGAGGAATACAGCAAAGAAGAGCTGGTTGCCGAGATCGGCGCCGCCGCTCTGATGAACTATGTCGGCATTGAAACCCGCAAGAGCCTGCGCAACTCCGCCGCCTATATCCAGTCATGGCTTCGGGCTTTGAAGAACGATAAGCGCTTGATCGTAAGCGCATCCGGCGCAGCATCAAAGTCATTTGACCTGATTACAGGCACCGGGGCCTATGCCCCGGAATCCTGATTGAAAGGAGGACTTTTTGCCATGAAATTCATGCTTGACATGTGGTACGATGACCAGCCCCTGGACACATCCACCCAAACCGCAGATTGCTTTTTCTGTGACCTGGACAGCTGCTACCGTGGCAACATCTACAATGCAGAAGCAAAGCCCATAGGTGACTACACCTGCACCGACAGCACGTTTTTGCAGAAGAAGCTGCATATCCAATTCAGGTATTAAAAGCCGCCCCGGGTGGGGCGGCTTTCCCTTTACTCGTACCAGTCAATCATTGCTTGTTTTGTTGCCTTGTCTCCGCCGTAGATCTTGTATAGCTTTGTCGCTACTTCCCGGCTATATCCCAGCTCTACCATTGCGGCGATTTTGTCCGCCTTCTTGCTGTTGTCCAGGTGCGCCCGGTATGTCTCCGCGTATTCAGCGGGTGACAGCCCCAGCACTTGCCGGATATAGTCGTATTTAACCTCTGTCAGCTCTGGGCTGCTGTCGTCCGGGTCATAGTCCGACATATATGCGTGCATGATGGTGTCAACTTCCTTTTCGCTCATGCCGGACGTGCTGGCGATTGCCTGCCGCTTGTCAATATCCCGAACACCAGCGACCCCGGTTTCCTCGTTGACTGTTCCGGTTCCCCTGACTGTCTCCACAGCCTTTGCAGCAGATAGGAAATCTTCATGGCTCACGCCATTGCTCCGGGATTCCAGATACTTTGCAGCAGTTCCGGCGATTTCGTCAATTACCGCCTTTTTCCCCGCTTCGCTGAGGTTTTCGAAGTTGTCATAGGCAGCGGAAAGCTCCGTGCTTTTCCCTGCGTCCTGGTATCCGTTATCCCATGCATTGGTCAGTGCATTCATGGAATTCTGGATGCTGTCCCCGGCCACCTTCCGGATAATGGCATCGGCTTCCTTTCCTTCTTCCATGTCCAGCATCCAGCCTTCCGCTTTGCTTGTCCGGCTGTCACCGATTGCCGCCGCCTCGCCCTGTTCCCGGGCGTAAGAATAGGCCAGCTTTACGGCTTCCGCCTTATGGCTGTCAGACATGGCGCTGTAGTCCGGGCTGTCAATCATGGCAGATATAATCCGGGCCTGTGTCTGGCCCTGAGTGGCTGCCAGCGTCTGGTATTGCTCTTCCGTGAGCCGCACATCCTTGTGCAGATTTCCGTCCGTGTCCGTCCAGCTTAGCACCTTGTCAAATGCCGCCGGGCTTACGTTCTCTTCCTGCACTTCATTCAGCCGGGAAATCTCTGTTTCGATCTTTCCGGTATCGATCTTTTTCAGCGTTCCGGGACTTATCAGCGCCTTTGCCGCCCGCTCGATCCAGTTTCCCGTCTCTTCCGTCTGGCCCCAGGCATTTACCTTGTCCGTCTGATAGGCAGCGCCCACAAAGGGAAGCCCCGCCACTGTCCGCTGGAAATCCCGAATGGTCGGGTCTGCGCTGTTGGCAAAGGTTGTCTGGGTCTTGTCCTGGCTGATCTTGTACGCCTGCCGGAACAGGGAGGGAATGCCCTGCTTTAAGTAGCTGGTTGCAATGTCGGTTGCAAGGGTATAAAGGGCTTCCCCTTTCTGGGCATACCTCAGCCCCTCTACCAGGTCGTTGAGACTGCTCAGGCAGGGCAGTTCCAGCATAGGCTCAAATATTGTACCGCTTGCCTGCAAGATCTTGATAAATGCGCTGGTATCGGGATTTTCTGCAATGTCTTTTAGACCGTCGTAAATGTTCGCCCCAACAAAAAACGGGAGATTTGCAGGAGCCGCCCAGTCAATGGTATAGCTGTATTCCTGCCCGTCGATGGAGAATTCCAGGGCATAGTCCTGCCGCCCCTGCCGCTTTTCGTCCTCGTCAGATCCTGATCCGGTAATTTTCACGCCAAACATACCGTTGGCAAGCGCATACCCAAGGGCCATTGCTGCCGTGCCGGTAACGCCGGAGCTGATCCGGTCAACTGCCGTTGCAGCACTGACCTTTCCGGAATTCACATCCGCAACCAGATTCCACATACCCCGGGCCAGCTCAATGGGGGAATATTCTTTGAACCGAACCGCAATATTGGCCGGTGTCCGGCGGAACGGAAGAACGCCTTCCGCAATTACATTCGCAGCCTTCCCAACCGGATTGTCCCCTTTGTACCGCAGCCCTGAAACAAAATCGGAAAAGGAATTTGCATCATTAAACGTGGCCTTCATGGCTTCCTGGATAGCGTATCCACGGGCTTCGGAAAGCACAGCGTCTGATACCTTGCCTCCCTGAATATCCGCCGCTGTGTAGCCTCTGGCCTTCAGGAAGCCAGCAAGAGACCGGGAGTAATACGGATTCTTGAAAAGCATATCTCCCGCCTGCGGCACCTGCTCCACAAACTTCCGGACGCTTTCCAGCGCCTTGGTTTCAAAGATTGTCCGGTTCTCTTCCAGCTTCTGCTTCTGCACATCATCCCCCAGCTTGGAAGAGTATTTCAGGGCATTTTGCACCTGTTCTGTCTTGGCGTCCGCCTGGGCCCATTGCAACAGCTCCCGATCCTGTACAAGGGCCTTTGTCCGCATTTGCTTTGGCATGGCTTTTTCAATCACCGCACCAATTTTGTCCTTGGCTTCCTTGTAAGGCATAAAGCTGACATTTCCCACAACGTTCCGGACCTGGGTCAACGGATTGCCCAGCATTGCCATATATCGCCAGGCATCCCACTTTTCTTTCATGGTTGCCTTTACCTGGGATGCCGCTACCTTGTTCATGGCATCCGCCGTCTCTGCCTGCTTCTTCTGGGCCGCCTGCTTGGCTTCTTCTGTCTTGGCGCTTCCCGCTTCCTTGGCTGCCTGTAGATACTCCGCTTCCAGTTCCGACGGAATTGTGACCTGTACCTGATCCTTTGCTCCCCGCTTCTGGTTCATGGAATCCACCCACCGCTGAATCCGCTTTTGCTCTGTCATCAGCTGCCCCTCCGGGGTCATTCTGCGCATCATTTTGAAAAGCTGCAGGTTCCGGCCGGAGATATTGGCCATCGTCGCCAGATCCACCATGATTTCGGAAGCGTTGTCAATCGCCCTCTGGCTCTTGTAGCTGGAATACTCCGCATACAGCAGCATGGCCTTTTCAATGTCCCCGTCCTTGATTTTCCCATTAGAAATAGACAGTGTGATTTCATTCCGGGTTGCGTCCATTCCTTTTTTCTGGATATAGTCCGCCGCCTGGGTCATGCTCTCCCGGTTGCTCCGCCGGTCAAATCCAAGTGCACCGTCCTGCACCAGGCTTTCGATCTGGCTTGCCATTCGGTCCGGGGTAATCTCTGCGCCGTAGGCATTGCCCACAAACTCCGATACTTTCCGCCCGTAGCTGTCCTGTTTTGGGACTTCCATAGGCCGCACATCCCCAGGCCGGTCACGCTGCACATTCCCCTCATAGAGAAGATCCTGATACGCAGCTTTCCCGGAAAAGTTCTGCTCCGCAGCACCAACGGCCCCCTGTTTTAACTGTCCGCCATCTGTGTACTGTTTTTCAGTGTCCACCGCTGGTGCATACCGGTCAGCATCCTGCATCAGGCTTTCAAACCCTTCTTGTCCCGCCTTGTTTGCCTGAATTTCTCGCAGCTGATTGATGTACTCAGAGCTTGCCGGTACTCTGCCAGACCCATAAAAATCACGGTGGCCATTCAAAAGCCGATCATTCAGAACAAACTCGATACGTTTGGAAGCTGCATTCTGCTCCGCTCCTTCATCCCGGATGATAGCATTTAACCCATTTTCAATTTCTTCATAGGTCATTCCGGAATCCAGAAGCTCGGCAATTTCGTCAGAAGTGTTCCGCTTTACGCCTCCAAAGCCTTTTTTTCCACCGGATTCATAATATGTCTGGTCATTATACCATCTTTCACCACGAGTGGTATCTGCCAGCTCCATGAGCATATTTTGTGCTTCCGCCCGGAACAGATTTTTGATTTCCGGGTTGTCCTGCATAAATGCTGTAACGTTTCTTTTCCCAACATCCGACCAATTACGGCCTGAAAACGGATTTTCCACGCTTTCCGCTCGATATCCCGGGAACCTCTGCTCCCGCTGTTGCGGTTCCTGTGCTTTTTCAAAACTTGCTGCATATTCCGCAGCATCCGAAGCAGAAGGTTGGCTCACTTCCGGAGTTTTATTCCCAAACACTTCCGCCATAGCTTGTTCCAAAGAAATTCGCTCAGGGGGCTTTACTTCCTGCCGCACTTGCTGGGGCGCTTTTTCATTCATAATCCGACCGAATTCTTCAATCGGAGTTACCGCTGTCTGTTCCGTCGGATTGTTCAAATCAAACGCAAGTTGCTCCGTTTGCGCTTGATCCTGGGCCGGCTGATCCTCTTCCGGCGTAAGCTGTGGAACACCTTGACCCACCGGCGTTGTCTGCGCTTTCGGCGTCATCAGATTGGTAGCAACAGAAGCGCCAGCCTGAGACAGTCCGCCGGAAAGTCCGGAGACAATCGCCGTCTGCTTTGCCTGCTCCCAGAGTTCCTTTTGCGCCGCCTCTTTGGCTTCCTGGTAGCTCATGCCGTTGGCAACCATGTCCCCGATCCGCTGGTTATATCCGGACTTCTCCTGCAAAATGGCAGCCTCCGCCATCAGCTGAGCCACAAAGTTGATTTCCTCGGACGTGGCTTCAATTCCTGCCTGAGCAAGCGCACCTTTCACAATCTGCCCGGCTGTCTGCCTTCCGCCCTTCATTGTTTTCAGCAGGTTATCCAGCGGAATTTTTTCCGTCATAACTTCCAGCGCAGCGTTGGCCGTAGCCTGTAAAACCGCCTGCTCCGGCGTTGCTCCCTTTTCTGATGCCTCCGCCAATGTCTGGCCAAAAGACCCGGCAGCAGCCAAGCCAAGAGAACCAATTCCCGCCGCCGCAATCCGAATCACGGTGTCCGCTGCGATGGTTGCACCCTGATATAGGTAAGCGGCAGCACTTCGAAGTGCGCTGTCTCCCTCTCCCCGAATATCTTGGACAACCTGCCCTCTCAGTGCCTCCGAATACTTGTTCGGAATGTTTCCAGGGTTGTTTGGGTCAAGCGTAGGATATCTTCCCGTGCTGCCCATCAACTCCGTTGCGTATCCAGCAACACCCGTCGCACTTCCAACCAGATTTGCGCCAAATGTTCCCATCGTCCCAAGCGTTTTTTCTGCAACGCCACCGCCGCCCGCTTCCTTACCAGCAGCTTCCGCCTTTTTGGTGTCCTCTTCATTTTGGACGCGGTTGAGCGTTTCCGCCAGCTCTTTCAGACGCTTTCTGTCATACTTCCCGGAAAAAACCTTTTCCGCCTGGTCCATTTTAGACCCGCTGAAAATATCTGCAAACAGGTTTCCGCCGCTGAGCCTGGAATCGTTTGTATTGCTTAATTCATCGGCGTATGTCTGCAAAGCAGTCCGTTCTTCTTCCGACAAAGAATTGATTTCTGCCATGTCCGCAGCATAGACGGCATTCGCTTCCGCCTGCCTGGCCTTTTTGTTTGCCTGTGCCGCCTCTGCTTTCTTTTGCTTTACGGCTTCCTCGTGTTGTTTCCGCTGGTTTGCATCAGTCCAGTCAAATTCCTGTCCTTCTGCTTCTTCCACAGCGGATTTGGCTTTTTCTGCCTCTGCCTTTGTTTCCTCTGCCCTCTTTTTGGTATATCCAGGGAAGGAAGAATAAACCTTGTCTTTCTTTTCCTGGCTTACATCCTTTGTAACTTTTTCTGCATTTGTTGTCGTCTTGACAGGAACCTTATAAGACGGCACAGCGGCGGCATAAGCCGCCTCTGCCGCCGCATTGGCAAACGGGGTGCCGCTGGATGCAGGCTTGCTTACGGCCTGTCCCTGTGCCTTTTCCTTTGCCTTCTGAATCAACTGATTCTTTTTTACAGAATATGGAACCGCCATGCACGTTCCCCCTTAATTTTTACCTGCCGACGGCCTGGTGCCAGTCGGTTTGCCTCCGCCAGACGGTTTGCTGGCAGAGGGCTTTTTATTCGGCATTTGCGCGAAGTCTCCCAGGCTCGGGGGGCCTCCGTTGTTTGCCCAGTCATACCAGGAACCAAGTCCGGACGAACTGCTGCTTTCGCTTCCGGAATTGTTTCCTCCGCCGCTTCCACTTCCACGGTATCCGCCGCCGGAACTTCCGCCGCCGGAGCCTTTCCCGTTCAGCTTGTCAATCTGTTCTTGCGTCAGACCGTACAGCTTACCAAGAACGCTGTAGTCTCCCTGCCCGGCCAGAATCTGCCCGGCAAACAGCTGATCGTCCACCAGCGCCTGCTCTTCCTTCTCTGCTGCCTCATACAGATCTTTGACCCGCTGACTGTTCGCCTCCGAAATGGCATCCGATACCGTCTTTCCGTATCCTTCCACCACGTCAAGCCGCTGACCTTCCAGCTCTGCGTCTTTGCTGGACTGCAAGCGACGAAGGTCGGTCAAATCCTTGGTAAGCTCATTGGCCCTGGCAATCTGTGCCTGAGCCGCCACGCCGGACCCCTGTCCGTAGGCGCTCTGTGTCTCCTGGTAGTTCTTTCCGCTTCGCAAGGCATCCACATAGGCCTGGGTCAAATCGGCATCCGTCTGCCGCTGTGCTGCTCTCTGGTCAGCTTCCAGTTCAGACAGCGCCTTGTCCCGGTCTGCCTGGGCTTCCAGCTGCTGACCCTGGATCATTGCCTCATAAATTTTGTTGATGCTATCCTCATTTTTCAGCACACTATCCCGGGTTTCCGAAGTCGTGCCCCGGGGAACTCCGGCACCGCTCAGAATGCTTTCCAAAATAGAGTTGTCACCCTTACCGGCCATCAGAGACCCGCCCTGCTGCCGGAATTTGCGAAGCTGTTCCTCTTCGGCCTTTGCCGCTTCATACAGCATCTGCGCCCGCTCCATGTCGTTGTTTGCCTGGGCCTTCTTAATCTCCGTAGCGTACTGGTCTGCCAGCAGCTTCCGCCGCCGTTCAAACTCCATATCTGCGGCATTCTGCTGGGCGTTCAGCTGTCCAACGTTCTGCTGCTGCTGATTGCCAAAGGACAGCGCCGCCTGGCTGCTTCCGCCAATTCCAAACCCGCCAAGCGACGGCGTTCCCAACATAGAACTTCCAGCCCCAGGGGCTTCCGTCTTTGTCCGGTGCAGATATGCGTCCGTCAGCTTCTTGGTCTGCTGCTGGCCGCTGGTCAGCTGTTTCCCGCTCTGCTCATAGCCCTGCTTAATTGCGTTGTTCTGGCTGCTGAGTGCGCCTTCATACAGCTTATTGATGTACTTATCTTCATTCAGCGCGCTGGTTGCCGCCGTATCTCTCAATGTTGCCACGCTGTTTCCTCCTTAAAATCCATACGGGGATACAATCGGCTCAAACTCCGCCGGGATCTTGTCCCGCAGAAGCGTAAAGGCGTTGTTGTATTCCGTCATCATCCGCATGGAAAATTCTGTGTCCTCGGAACTTCTCAGCAAAGAAGCCAGATAGAAGGGAAGAAGCCCTCGGCACAGCGCATCATCCAGCGGAATCTCCTGGGTAAAGTCCGGGTTTTTCCGGTCAAACGCATCCAGCGGGGGAGCTGCCGGCCGTCCCGGTGCGGTTCGGTCAAAATTGCTGGAATAGGGATACAGCGCCGGAATCGCTGCATTCAGAATGGAAATGGTCCGCAGCTTATACTCCTTGGTGTCTACCGTTTCCGTGGAGCCGGTGGTTTCGTCCTGCTCGTCCATCAGATCCATTGCCATATCAAAAATGTCTTGTACCGTTGTCGCCATATATCCTCCTTACTTTGCCATTGCGCCATAGCGCACCTTCTGGTCATAACTCAATACTGTTGCCGTAGCACCGTCACTGTCCACCCGGAAAATTAGCTTGTAATACACAAACTTCTTTACCTTCAGCCGCACCCGCTGGATCTTCGGCGTGTTGTTGGTGTTAAATGTGAAATGCCGGAAATCCAGCTTGTCAAACATCAGCACATTGTTGGTAACAGTCTTTTCCATGTACTCACTGCGCCGGTCAGACTGCGCCGTGATCTTCAGCTCCGAATGGGATTCCGGCAAGATAGAGACGTAGATTTCACTGCTGAACTTCCGCCGGAAATCTGCGTCAAAGTCCATGTATCCCGATTCCCAGTATGCTTTGATTCCGGTGGGGCTTCCGCCATCCTGAACCGGTGCATCCAGCGTAAGCCCCGGAAGCATGGCAAACACTTCCTTGTCCGTGGCAAAATGCAGCGCCCCGTTGAACATGAAAGCGTGCTTTACCTTCCGGAATAACGACGACTGATACACGCACCAAAGTTCGTCCTTCACCAGATCGTACCGGTCAACCAGCACCGTTCCGTCATCATCATTCAGAAAAACATAGTAGGTCTTTTCAAAGTTGTCGTCACAGGTCACAATGTTCTGAATGTCTGCATCCCGGAGAATCCGCTGCACCTTGTCCGAAACCCGCTGGGCATACCGTTCATCCTGGTAATAGCTGGAAGTAATCTTCCACTCGTAGATACCATCCCGGGTGATCGTCCGGGGGTAGTTGTTTACCGTCTGCACCTGCCCCAGTACATCGTTGCCAAACTCCCGGTTTGCCGCCCGGAGATAAAAGCCTGCCGTGGTATCGCCGCCGGGAAGCGTCACCGGCTCGTAGCTGATGCTGTATGCTCCATCCCGGGTAAATACCAGCAGCTTGGAGTAATGCCGTACCATGCCCGTGACAGAGGCCCCGGTCATATCCACCGCCACCTCATACAGTGCCGGGAAATACATGGGCGTAACTTCACCGCTTTGCGGCACTCCGGTGTAGTAGCACACATTCCCGTTACCGCCCACAAAAAGCCGGGTGTCGGTGCTTCCGTTGTACGCTTCCACCAGCGGCATGCTCAGAATCGTGATCCGTTCTTTGTCCGACGTTTCCTTGTCGCTGGCATACACCATTGCCACGTTTCCGATTCCCTTTACCGGCGGCTCCTTGAACGTGAAAGAGTGGGTAATCAGGTCATAGCTGCCAAACTCAGAAACCGGCTTTTCCACGCCGTCAACGGTGATTTTCTCCACGCTTACCGCTTCCGCTGGCAAGAAGTATTCCTTCTTTTCACCATCTGCTGAGTAGGTAATCCGCCGCAGGTGGGTGAGCATGTTAATGTTTTCAATGGTCGTACCGCCACCGTCAGGTGCGGCACCGGCAATCACCAGGGGAATATACGGTTCCTGCTTTTGAAACTCTCCGTCCTGATAGCAAACCGTGTTCTCCCGGCTCATAATCCACAGTTTTCCGCCAAAGGCGAAAATCTTTACCATGGGATTTTCCGAACTGCTCAAGCCCAGCGCCCCGTCTTGCCGCTTCTGAATCACTTCCCCGGTTCCAGGGGTTTTGCTGTACAGCCAGATCCGGTCTTTTCCTCCGGCAAAGTCAACCACTACCAGGTATTCTTGCGCCGCCTCCTGGCTGATATGCCCTGCCCAGCTGCCAAGAATCAAAGCCGGGTCACGTTCCTTCCCAAAGTTTACCCGATTCACACCGGGACGGACTGTAAGGTTCAGGCCGTCGGTAATGGTAAAATTTACCATATCCGACGCTTCCCCCAGCTTCAGCTCCGTGTATCCGTCCTTGGCCTGATTGATTCCCAGGAACTTATCCACCGTGAACATTTTCTCGGATGCCATCATCTTCCTCCTCTCTGTACTCGTATATGTAGATCTCAGACCGTGGGTTATTGTGGTCATACAGTACCCGGCTGCCATCCCGGCAGCGGATTGTCTTTCGGTCGTCGTCTTTTAAGATTCCCTCATGCACCAGGATGTCGTCCAACGCCTCGTATAAGTTCAGGTCGTCTTTCCGGTGCCAGGTTTCCGTATACAGCCGATACACAACCCAAACAGGCCCGGATATGGGAACCTTGGGCCGTGGGTGCAGATAAGGTGCTGCCTTCAAGGCGTATTCCGTTGTTACCTTGCCGTTCCGGATGAACTGCTTTGCAAACTTATTGCAGACAGGGCAGCGAGGGCCGCTCCCCGCAATCCGGTGGGAGTTTTTCTTGGTTCTCGGGTCAAGGGGTATCACATATTTTGCAAGAAGTTTCATGTATTCTCCTTTCAAAAGCAAAAGAGCCGAACCAGCCCCGCAAAAGGACTGTTTCGGCTCTAAGCTCTTTCACTATTTTCTTATGGCTATCATAACCAATTATTCTTGAAAAATCCACTGTTTTCAGGATTTTTTCTTTTCTTCTGTGGAATAAAGGATACACTGTTTCCGTTTCCTTTCCGGTCTGTATACCGTGCATTGCTCACCAGGCGGGCAAGGGCGACGATGATCTTCCATGAATATGTAATTGCAAGATGCTGAGTAATTGTTCAGCCCCCCAAAATAGAAGCACCCGGCACATTCCTTTTTTCTTGCCACCTCACAACCACCTCAATCAGAACGGAAGTTGTGAATCATCATCTTCCAGCTGTACAAAGTTCGGCGGACTGTAATCGTAGCTCGGCGGGTTGTACGACGGGCCGGGTGCGCTGCTGTATCCACCGTAGGCACCAGTACCACTATAACCACTGGCCCCGCCGTAGTCGCTGTGACCGACTCCTGGACTTTGCTGTGCGCTGTCTTTCTTGCTGGCTCCAAAGTAGCAGTTTGCCGCCACCACTTCCGCCGCCTTCCGCTTGTTCCCGTTGTTGTCCTCCCAGTTTCGGATCTGCAGCCGCCCGGAAACCACGATCATAGACCCCTTGGAGAAATACTTGGAAACAAATTCTCCGGTATTCCGCCACGCCACGCAGTCGATAAAGTCCGTTTCCTTCTCGCCGCCGTCCTTGGCTCCAAAGTCCCGATCAACGGCAACGGTAAACGATGCCACCGCCGTTCCGTTTCCCGTCCTGCGCAGCTCCGGGTCTCTCACCAGCCGCCCCATAATAACAATGTGATTCAGCATTTGCCTTTCTTTTCCTCCTTGTAGAGTTTCCCATCCACATACACCCGGTATCCGTCAGCCTTGAACCGTCTGATTTCCTCCGGTGTCGGCATCGTCTCCCTCGGCCCGTGGCATAGCACAGTCCTGTCTCTCCTGATCTGCCAGAAATCCGCAGCCAATCCCATCACGCTCCATCTTCTCTTTAATCGCCGCCAGAATAAACGGGCCATTCAAAACCCGCAGGTCAGTGATGCCTTCCGCTTTTGCAAACTCGATGATTTTCCTTATGGTTTCATCATCAATTTTTTTGCAAGCATCGCAGCAAATTTCCCAGTGTACTCACACGAAAAAGCGCCCAAATTAGTTTGAGAAACAGTGATTCCGTGGCTGGGATCTAACCGGAAGTTTTGCAATATTCCATTTTTGTCAATCAAAAAATTACCCATGATATTCATTCTTTGTCGGTCAATGTAATCAGCCATCCTGTTCTCCTTTCAGCGCAGCTTCGGCGGCTTCCTTCGTGGGATAACACTGATCTATCGGCCACACGACGACACATTCTGCTTCATCGTAGTCATAAAATGAACTGAACAACTCTGCGCATAACTCGTGCGGGTCTTTCTCTCCATTTATTTGTGGAGACAAAAAAGCGTATTGGCCGTTCATCCCCAGCAAAACATACCCTGCAACTTCCGGTTCGTCATCTTCGTATGGCTCGATAATCCAAACCATATTGCTATCCTTCACTTCAAAAGCGCTGAACGGCAACACAACGCACCGCCCATCCCGGTCAGATTCCACCAGCTCCCGCAGCCGGTCCAGGTCGTAGTTGTCGCCCAGAATGTCCTGCACATCTTCCAGATCGTATTTGCTAAAGTACTCCAGGACTTCCCGCATGGCAATTTGCATACCTACATACTTCTGGTACTCTGCCGAATAAATATGCTCGGATGCGTGTCGCCCCTCGTTGTCTCTGCGGAAAATATCGTTCGCTGTGTTTCGGTAATAAACCAACAAGTCCGAAAAGTATTCCTCTGCCGCATCTGCGTTAAAAGCCGGCTTTTTAATATTGCTCATGCTCATTCCCCCTCCCACAGCACCGCCCATCCCGGTCAGCCTGCACTATCTCCCTCAGCCGGTCCAGGTCGTAGTCGTCGCCCAGAATGTCCTCTATATCTGCAAGACGCTTAATCACGTCAAGCAAGTGTCCTTCTGAATAATTTGGAATTCCACTAGGGAATCTTTTTGTAATTCGCTCCATATTCACCCCTCCAAATTTTACCGACCAAAATACGGGCATTTCTCCCATGCTTTATTTGGCCCTCCATATATGCAACTTTCAGCGATACATGTAAATCCCGCAAAATCAGGGTGACCGCAAGGCTTAGGCCATCCGGGGTACAGAACGCTTTGTACATAAAAAACTCTTGCCAAGTCCGGCTCTACAAACTTCGGCTCAGCGATACTTTTTGCATAATGCCGAATTGATTCCGGAATTTCATCGATATTGTCATAGACAGTAACAGTTTCCTGTAAAGCATCCCGAACCATATATACGCTTTTTTCTCCATTTGTAAGCCATTTTACCATTACACTCATTTTTTATTCATCCTTTCAAAATCAATCTTTCCCGCAAAACATTACCAGTACAGTTGC